ATGAGACCACCGATGACCGATGACGAAATCACGTTACTGAAAGCGGACCTCGATAAGCTGGGGGAGAGCCAGCTGGTGGGGATTGAGGCCTATGAGGCGCTGCATCTGTTGGAGATCCGCAGGATGACGGCGAAGCTGGAGCACATTAAGCGGCTGCTGGGGAGCGAAGAGAACGAAGTGTAACGCCGGGCAGGTTCCCTGAAGTTTTGCGAGAAGGGTTCCAGTTTCGAAACGAGGCGCTACTATAGAGCGGTTTTCCCTTGCCGATTGTAGGGTTTTCTTTTTATTGTTTGGGCGCGCCTGCCACAGCAGGCGTCGGGATTAGCCTCCTGGAAACCTTCATCGGCAACAGAGCAGTTCTGTTGTGCGCTCGGTTACATCTCAATGGTGGGCCGGGCAGGGGCGTCGCGAGACGCGCCGGTTTCCGATGGGCCGGTAAGGCTAACCCTGTCTGGCTCCGCCACCCATGAGATTAGCCTCTCTGCTGGCGGAAATAATGACTGCCATTGGAGAATGTCTTATGACGAAAACCCTTACCAAAACCCAGCGCCACTGTATTGTCGGCTACCGCCCGAACCGCGGCGACACCAGCACACCCGCCCTGCAACTGAAAGGCAAATGGCTGCGCGAAGCAGGCTTTGAAACCGGCGTGCATGTTACGGTGCAGATATCGAAAGGCTGCATTGTGCTTATTCCCGATAATGACACCGTGCATGAACTGCGTGTGCAACTGGAACAGGCCAGAGCGGTGATTGATTGCGTAAGGGAAGGGGTGAGGGGCGTTTAGAGTTGGGGGGGATTTTATTTAATGGTTTAGAAGGCTTAATTGACGGTAGCCTGGTAACTCGAAACCAGTCAAAAGGGGCGGTAAACGCCCCTGAGTAGATTCTGATTTATGCATTAATAGTTTGTATGAGATTAATTGCGCAGGTTCGCATCTTTAGTCATCCTTTTATTCCTGCTACGCATTTGTGGCAGTAAGAATCATCAAGGCAACTAGTTTAGAGGGACTTAATCCGCAAACTGCGCTTTATGATAAGCAATGCGTCCTTACTCTATTAATATTCAAGCAACGACTTTTAAGTCCACAATCTAACCATAAATACTAGCGATGATAAGCAAATCATAAAATCTTTAATCAAACCCTTCAAGTAAGTCATTTACACCATTGGATGTATCTAAAATAATATCGTTAAGGATCTTGCCCGCAGCTTGTTTATATATTACGGGAGTCATGAGAGTATGCCTAAATTGGAGTATTATCCCTATAATGTCTGGGATAATTTCATTGCTAAAAACTACAACATCTCCATCTTTAGTAGAGATTATTGTGTTTTCTGGTAATTTTAATGTATCAAAATACAATCTATCGTAATAATCTTTTTCTTTGAAAAAATATTCCGGATTTCTTAATCTAATTATTTCAAAAACAGTGCTCCTGAGAGATGTTGGATATGTTATATGGGTTACATAGTCACGAAAACCTATAAAACTGTTCTCGAAAGTATTGTTGGAAGAGGCCTCATCTCCGAAAACGTCAAAGTCACCGAGGCTTGTGTTGCTATAAGGCGTCAATAGTAGTCGCATATCAGTAAAATAGCTTATGCTCGTCCAGATTTCCTTATCACTTTCACTGAGAACATTAAGAGAGTCTATTTTTTCTGCATGGGTGAAATACTCATCCAGACATTTTCGCAATATAGATTTTCTAAAAGAGGCGTAATCTATATCAGAACAAAGTTCAATAATATTTTTGAATTTCACCGAGCTATTACTTTCATACATTTTTAATAATAGCTGATCTCTTTTATCTTTAACCTCGATACAAATAAATTCAGCGCAAAAGTATTCCATAAGTGATTTATGAGACCAGCGATATAGCGCTCCTTCCTTTATAAACAGGGGGACTGAATATGTAAGATCACTGATGAAAGTTATTGGTTTGACACTTATGCCTTTAAGTTTTCCTGTTATTTCAGTTAGGGCCCTTTCAAGTTCCCCTCTACTAAACTCTAATCGTCCATTGTTTTTTAAACACCAAAAAGCTAACCGGCGCAAAATTATGCTAAAATCCGTTATATCCAGTCCAGATTCTTTTCTTCTAACGTAACCCGTTTCTTTACTAAGGTCGTGAGTCTCAAAAAGTGCCTCAAAAACTTGACTATAAAAAAGATCTTTACGACGTGGAATAACTGGTTTGTATTTATAAGAGCAAAAAAGGAGCGAAACATATAAAGGAGTTGTTAAAAACTCAATGATGGCACTATTATCTTTCTCTTTCATTAATTTTATTTCAGAAATCAATTTATTAGAAAGTATTAGGCTGTTACCAATCTTTGATGAATTAATATCATACAATCTTATTAAATTGTAAGACTGGTTTATATCTAATGGTTTTATTTTGAATCTGTTAAAAGCGTGTAACTCGAGAAGTGATTGGTCTGGCCTTGATGTAATGATTATTTTTGAATCAGGCATTTCATCACTAAAAGTTTTTATCCTTTTAATTAAATCGTTTTTTATATCAAAGGGAATTTCATCTACGCCATCAAAGAAATAAATAAATGGAATTTTTTGTAGTATGTTATCGTCGTTGAGGCTATCTAATCCGATTAAACTTTTTATTTGCTCATTAATCGGTGCGTTAGTGAGAGTTCTTAATTCTATGTATATAGGAACTTCTTTTGAGTAGTCAATAACATCGATGACAATTTTTTTCATTAACGTGGATTTGCCCATTCCAGCGTTATCTATAATTAGTATGTTCTGAAACCGACTTAAGAGACTATCACCTCTATGAACCACATACTCACTTATCTCTCTAGAGTCTAATGTTGAAAGAGTTAATGGGACGTATATATCATTAACTTTTTTTAGAATATTTGGAAACGCTAGAGAATTAATAAGTGAACATTGCGCCCTTGTTTTTGCTAAATAATCAGACATCTGACTTTTAAGCTTGATTATATTTTTTTCTTTATTATAAAAATCTATACCCCTGTTAAAGATAAAGGGGAGGATTTTTTCTTCAAATAGTTTTGCAGCCCAAGGCTTGGCTAATTCGACAGCATGCTCAATAGTTATCATCTATGCTCCCTTTTCAAAAAAATAATTTAACAATAATATATTACACTTAACCTATTAAAGAGAAAACTACTAAAGGCTGCATTTCTTATATCCTTTCAAGCAAGAAAAGTGCTTACAATTGGTATGACCCCTTAAAAGGGCACAAAGTATAAGGGATAAAGCATAACGCTAACGAAAGGACCTGGCCGATTTGTACTGTGACAGACAGACAACAAAAAAGCCCGCAGGGCTTACGCCGTGCGGGCTTTCAGGACTTCGTTGACTGGCTCTGGTGACCATCAACCAAGAATTTTGGTGGAGCTGGCGGGAGTTGAACCCGCGTCCGAAATTCCTACACTCTTATATGTCATCATTGAAATCAATAATTTATCATTAAAATCATATAATTAAGTGACAATTGCTAACATTGGTTGTCACTCGTTTATGGAGTCTGTGGACGTAATATGGTCATGCATGCGAGGTATAGTCGATGAATTTAGGTTTGTAGACTGTTGTCTGATGCTGGGGTATAACAGTCTCAGTTTTCCAAAGATCATGGTTCTCAAGGTGTGTATAATTTATTTTTGAAACCAAGTATTTATCAATATTAGTATAATCACTTTTTTTCAATATGACTTCATTTCCAATAAGAAAAATGTCATTTGTTAACACCCAGAAACATTTAATAATGTTTCTTAAATCATTCTCACTTTGAATTCCTGTATGTAACGTAAAATTTTTATGATTATAGATTTGAAAAGTATATTTAAATTTAATTTCATCAAGGAAAAGTTTTCTACTTAATTTTCTTATGCAAAGTTCTAAAGAGTGTATGTTTTTTGCTTGGCGCGTTTTATAATTTCTTTTCTCACCGGGAATATCTTTATAATTTTTTTTATCTAGTAAGATGTTTATTTTTATCCATGTTGATTTTATTGAGTTGATATATTCTTTGGATAGAGTGAAATTATTATCAATGGGTGAAGATTGCGGAAAAAGTTTTTGATATAACTTATAGGTGTGTTTTACCTTAATGAAACGCTCTTCATGTGTGTTTTGCCGTGGGTTACCTGCTTTTAGAGTATATTGAATATGTGTTGAGAAATATTCAATTGTATTTTTTTGATGCGAGTAAAATAAGTCTGACAGATTTTTCTTCTTGGCTTCTTTTATTTGTGCGTCAGTCTGTATTGTTCTGTGGATATTATTTATAACAGCTAAGAAAGGAATGCTTAGTGATAACAATCCTAAAGGCAATTTACCTCTTTCAATAAAATTTGAAAAGCCTTTGGATGTAAAGTTAGGTGGGTGGCCACACCATGCGAAAAATCCAAAGAAAATAAATGAAATTAATGGAACTCTTATGGCTGCTCTGAAAAGTAATTGTTCTGATAGAGGTTTCTCATTCATAGAAAAACCGCTCCTTCTTTTTAGTGTTTTATACTCAATAAATAAATAGATGGCATAAATAACTAAAGCTAATGTTGAATGTGTAAAATAATTTTTCATTTTTTTAAACCGTATAATGGATTTTTTGTTACTGCATCTTCTAAATGTGTTGGTGCGAAGTGCGCATATATCATAGTCATTTTGATATCTGAATGGCCTAATATTTCCTTAAGTACGAGAATATTACCTCCATTCATCATAAAGTGGCTCGCGAACGTATGGCGGAGAACGTGTGTGCATTGGCCTTCTGGAAGTTCGATACCTGCCTTTATTATAACCCTTTCAAATGTTTTTCTACATGGAGTAAATAAGCGGCCTCGTTTTTTGGGGATTTCATTATAAAGTTCTTTTGAGATTGGAACCGAGCGAACCTTTCCGCTTTTTGTATTTTTATATGTTATGCGGTAGGGAGTAACTTGTGCCCCTTCTAGATTTTCGGCCTCACTCCATCGTGCTCCAGTTGCGAGACATATTTTTGATATAATTAGAACGCTGGAACTATTAGACTCAGCTAAATGATCCAATAATATTTGGATCTCTTGAGGATAGAGAAACGAAACCATTTTTTCATCGACTTTGAAAGTTGGGATTCCAGCTACGGGATTTGATAGAGGCCAGTGTCCTAGTTTTTTCAAAGTGCCAAAAACGGCTGATAAGTTACGCTGTTCATGATTTACAGTTTGCGGTTGGATTGGCATGCATCGCCCCTTAATATCTGGTATCTCTCCCTTTAGCCTGCCTTCACGGTATGCGCTAAAATCAGCAGCCGTGATACTTGAAGCAACCGGGTTACCCATACCAGCGCAGATGCCCTTCAATTTAGACATCATCCGATCCGCATCGGAAAGAGTTCGTCCATACAATGCATACCATTGTTCAATTAGGTCCGATAGTCGCCTATTGTCCTGCTTTTCCCCTAGCCATGGTTTATTTTCAAGTTCATTTGAAATGAATTTTTCATAAGATAAGGCTTCTCCCTTTGTTGCAAACTTTTTGCGTATACGTTTCCCTTTTACACCGTTAGGGCGCAAATCACAGATCCATTCCCCTTCCTTTGTTTTTCTTACTGTCATTATTCATAAACCAAATATGTTGCAACAACTTTCCCAACTAGCGTTACATCAGAAATATTGCAATCCACAGGATATTTTCCCCAATCAATTCGAAGCTTGTTACCTGGAAGCAGTGTTAACTCTTTAATACTCTTGGTACCTGAATACTCAATCAAGTACTTACCATCAGTTGCTTGATGAGTATGAATGTCTACAAAGTAGGTTATACCCTCATCAATTATTATTTGTAGTTCACCTAAGTAGTTCGGCAGCAGAGCTTTATCATAAATATAGGATGCCTGTCGCACTAACTCATTTTTTGAAATTTTGTAGACCGGGATTCTTAGAGTATCGCTGGTGAGATGGTCAAATGTAGCTCCTTCCCCGGTAGTTAACCAGTAGATGGATGCTCCGGTTTCTAAAGCACATCTCAATACGAGGTCTGATGGGAAATTGTCTCGCATGATCCTTGTGCCCAAAGCACTTGGGGACATTTCCAAGTATTGAGCCAATTGAAGCCTTGAAGTGAAACCATACACCTCGCAGATTCTTGCAACAGCCTCTCTGGCGCCTGTTTTGATATTATATTTTGGCATCTTTGTAGTTCTTAATGGTTGACAAACTACAAACGACTACATAGGATTCTTGGTGTTCGTTTGTAGTTAGTTTATGTGAATGATAGTAGTTCATTGTTAACCACTGCCACCATCTGCAAATGGTGGTTACTTCAAAGTGAGATTTTGCCTTATGAAAACTACCTCCGCAACTTATACAGAGAATCGCTGGATACCTATCAAAACTTTCTGTGAGCGAGTTGGTATCAAATTACGTACTGCGCGTTACTGGGTTCACTCGGGAAAACTAAAAATCAAGCCGAAGGAAAACCCAAAAGAACACGTATATGTAGATTGGTACGCATGGAATGCAGACCGTTAGTAGTTCTTTTTGTCCATTCATCATGATCATTCTGTATATGGAATGGGGTAGGAACAATGTTTGATTATCAAACTTCCAAACATGCACATTTTGATGCAGCTTGCCGAGCGTTTGTGCTGACGCACAATCTGGAGGATGTGGCCGCTGCCGTTGGTATGCGCCCACAATTACTTCGTAATAAGCTGAATCCATTGCAACCGCACCGTCTCACCTGTGAAGACCTGCTGGCCATCACTGATAAGACAGAGGATGGGCGTTTGCTTGATGGGCTGCTCGCACAGATTAACTGCCTTCCGTCTGTTCCAATCAACAACGCAACAGAAGCCAATATGCAGTTTTGCGCGCTTAGTGCGACTGCATGCGTGGGCGCGATTGCTGGGGAAGCGGTATCAACAGATCACATGACAGCTGCCCGTCGCACTCAAATTCTTGATCGTGCTCGCGATGCAATTCGTTCCCTTTCTGTTCTGGCTTACACCGTAGAAAGCCGTCTCCAGTCTGCGCCGGTTATTGCTGCTGCCGTCGATATCGTGACTACCAGCGCTAGCAGCATGATGTGAGGGGAAACAATGAAACCTTTCGTTACCTACCTAAAAAGACAATCACCGCCAATGCAATTGGCAAGTGGGGGGACTGGCTGGCTTGAATTACCAAACGGCCAGCGCTGGAACCCTGGCCACAAGTACAAATTCGATGGCCGTTCCTCCCGTCATCCGTTGTGGTTACGTTTGTTCGGGATTAGCAGGAGGCGTCATGGCTATTAGCCCAAAGCAGCAGGAGATCGGCCTTAAGTGGCTGGGCAATATCCGCCGCAAATACTGGAGTGAGAAAAGCGAAGCCGCTGAATGGTGGGACAGATTAACACCAGAATGGCGCGGGGTGGTTTTACATGCCGCCGCAGTTGCTTCCGGGAGAGATGTTTTCAAAGCGCACCTGTGTAAATGTTGCTGGTCTGAGTTATTCGACCGTCTGGACTACCGGGCAATGATTCAACTACGCCAGGGAATATCCAGAGCGCGTCTGACGTTTGAAGGTTTCGGAAGTTTGAGCGACAACGATTTTTCAAAGCGCAGCGCCAACCGCCAGGTTAAAAAGGCACATCCGATCCACAGCAGTAATGGCGTACAGATGATTATCGCGCCTCATATCGTTCATAAGATGCAACAGCAGGAGAATCACTAATGTCCATTATCTCTGTAAACGCCAAAGAACTGGGACAGGAGCTGGCGGTGTGGGGTGTTCCACATAATTACGCCATTCTCTTCCTTGAGAAAAGTACAGTCAAAAATGGCCGTGTAGCGTTACATCCGTTTTTCTTTAACGACACCGATCATCTGACAAACAAGCGGCACTGGCTGGCAGTGAATGCTGCTTACTGGTGCTGTGTTTATCGTGAAGCGCAAAACCAGTTCCAGCAGGTTGAAGCGCTGGCTAGCATTCGAACCATGTATTTCATTGCCGGGTCATTAGGCGCTGGGGAAGTCAAAGCGCTGATCCAGGAGTGGTGGCGTAATACCTACGAGCTTCACCAGATATCTGCACCGAACTGCTCAGCCGCGCCCGTTAACGTCTCTTTCCACTAATTAATTGCCTGAATTTTTGGCCATCCCTGCGGTGGTCGGGGGTTCTATTGCCTTGAGGAAATAAACATGTTTGGAAAACAACCATCCAGTTCTGATGACGTCACCGGAAAAACCTTGCTTGACGTATTGCTTAATGCGGCACAGGAAGGAAAAGCAGCGGCTGCTGATTTGTGTTCCATCCGTCTGGATAGGCTGGCTAACCATGCAATTAAAGAAGGATTATCTGCTACTGAAATTGTTGAGCTGATCCGTGAAGAGGCTGCGGCCATTTGCAGTAAAGGTGGTTCGGCATGGCAGTAACAACTCCGCTTAACTCCATTTCATTGGTTTGCGCATGACGCATGTAGCTAATGGCCAACATCACGCCGTCGATGCCTGGCGGCGTGATACCTTCGCGCCAGGCATGCCAGCAAATGCGACGATAACAGAACGTCGTTTATGGGCTGTTAATCCGCAGGACTATGAATGGCGCTCCCAATACCTGCATGAAATACCCGACTGGCTGGCCGGGTATTTCGGCCACCGCTACGAAAAGCTTTTTAACGGCGTTGATGGCCGTCGCCGTGCCAATACATTCCTGCGTAAAACTATCGCCGGGAATGTATTGCCACGCCTGCGCAAAGTCATGTCCCGCTATGCCCTCCCTGGTGATATTGACGATCTCCCCTTCGGAAAGGCGCTTGGTCGTCTGCCGTCCCTTGACCGGGCTGAATTGAAAAAGCTGGCCGGTCGCGTTGCTGCCTGGCTGACCAAGGCATTCTGTGATTTTACAGACACGCTTAATGGAGAGACGCGAGACGAAAAAGAGCTGGCTAAGCGCGCGGGGCTGGCGTTTGTCCATATGGGCGAACTGGTACAGCAGGTTAACTTCATCGCGCCCTACTGGGGGGCGTTTATTGCTGACAAGCTGACGGAGCGGCAGGCGCATTCTGGCATTCTGCGTATGATGGCACCTGACTGGTGGTATCTGCGCCTTAAACGTGCCCGCGATCTCCAGCGTGAACATCTGGCCATTGCCGTGGGGCAGGTACAAAAAGCCGCAAGCGCATACGTGTCACGCAAAACACTGGGCGAGTGGGTAGAGCAAAAAAAACGGAATACTGAGTTTTTTAAAAACTTCGACCTCATTAACGAAGACGGCGATCGCGTTGCTCTTGGCGATATGGTTTACGGCAGCGTGGCCAATCCTGCTATCCGTCGCTGTGAACTGATGGTGCGCATGCGAGGGTTTGAGGACATAGCAAACGAAGAGGGGCTGGCCGGGGAGTTCTATACCATCACTGCGCCGTCAAGCTTCCACGCCGTACACAGCAAAGGTGGCTTTGTCAGCCAGTGGAACGGATGCAGCCCACAGGACACGCAGCATTATCTCTGCCGTGTGTGGGCTAAGTGCCGTGCTGCCATTTCGCGCGCCGGTATAAAGGTTTTTGGCTTTCGTGTGGTTGAGCCTCATCACGATGGAACTCCCCACTGGCACATGCTGTTATTCATGTCCCCGCATGATGTTGCCGCTGTTCGCGACATTCTTTGCTATTACGCCCGTATAGCAGATTCAGAAGAACTTCAGTCACCCCACGCGCTTAAGGCGCGTTTTCACGTTGAGCCTATCGATCCAGAAAAAGGTTCCGCCACCGGCTATATCGCTAAATACATCTCCAAAAACATTGATGGGTTTGCACTTGAGGGGGAGACGGACGAGGAAACCGGGGAAAACCTGCGGGATATGTCCAAAGCGGTTACGGCGTGGGCGTCCCGGTGGCGCATACGTCAGTTTCAACAAATTGGCGGCGCGCCGGTCACGGTCTGGCGCGAGTTGCGTCGTTTGCGTGATCAGCGGCTGACTGATAACCGCATGGATGCCGTTTTAGCGGCGGCAGATGTGGGCGACTGGGCTGCGTATACGCAGTTGCAGGGCGGCGCACTGGTAAAGCGCTGTGATCTGGTCGTGCGTCTCGCTTATGAAATCACAGAGCAGGGGAACGAGTACGCAGAAGATGTGCAGCGTGTTCAGGGGGTTTACTCACCTCTTATTCCTGACTCTGAAGTCTGCACACGTCTCGTCAAATGGCAGAAGGTCGCGAAGTTGGCCGAAGTGCCAGCGGAGGCGGGGGTTTCTGGCGGCAGCGCCGCCCCTTGGAGTTCTGTCAATAACTGTACGGAGGGTGGAACCCGGAGACGATTAAAACTGGAGCTAAAACAGAGGGGGTTTGCTGGGACTGATTATGAAATAGACATTTTGCAGCGCGGTGGAGGGCTGGCGTTTGGGGCATCGTCGCTAATTTTCAGTAATGGGAGGCTGCAGGAGAAGCGAAATAAGCCACAGAATGAGCAGTGGCCTGGCTGGCAGTAGTTGGTTAAGTCTGTGAATCGTATGAATTTAGATTTTCATATTATTGATTTTTCATTTCATAACATGTGCATTTATGTATACTGTGTTTATATACAGTATTTGTCGCGTGGGAGGACTCTGTGCAAGATTTATTGTTTGAAACTATCGCTGTTCGGCGCATTGCTTTAGTGGCTAAGTTGGTCACCATCAGTGATTGTTCTGACGAAGAAAAAGATGTAGCGCTGGCCTGGCTGGGAGAATTAACGCATGAACTGGGAAGTCGGCTTGATGAGTACGAAAAAGAAAACCCCCATAATGGGGGGGCTTTAGGCGGCGGGCGAAGCTTTCAGTAAATCCAGTGCCATCTGTTTCTGATCGGGTGAGAGATTTTTTAGTAGCGTTTGCACTAACTTATCACCCGTTTTAGCGCTTGGACTCAGAGTGTGGGAAAACGTCAAATTCATAACAAAAGTATGCCCACACTCTACGTCAGCGCATGCGCAGTAAATATCTGCGATCTGCCTATGCTTCCGGTTGGTCTTTTTAATAACAGCTTTAGAGCCGCACTCCGGGCACTCGATCTTCAGGACTCTCATATTCCGCTCTCCGGCTGTTAAATGATGCCTGGATTTTAGCCTTTTTTGCCTCATGCCGCACCCTCTGTTTGTTGTGGGAAATCAAAGTTAAGGTGCAGATATTCCGGGATTTCCGGGTCGGCGCTGATGGCCTCCATAAAGCGGCGCTGGAGGGGTAGCACTTCGCTTTTTTTGTAAATGCGCTCTGCCTTCTCCGGGTCGCCCAGTCCGGCAGCATTCTGTGCAATTTGCCCGGCCAGACCTGCCGGAAAGCGGTGCGCATTCAGCACATCCTGGGCGCTGATGTTCTTCACGCTCGCAAACTCATCATTGGCAGAAATGTCGCCCATCTGAATAAACTGCACCCCGTCTTTTTGCCCGTTCGGAATATTCACCAGAATCGTGGAGAAGTTACCGATCCCTTTGCTGTCACGCAGCTGGCGTTCAATTTCTTCTTCCAGTTCGTCGGTCATGCTGGGGTCAGAGGTGTACAGGATGCCGCCCGTATGTGCGCCGTTGTGGTAGTAGCGGCGGCGGAAAATCACCGCCTCACTGTTAAGCAGCGCGGAGTGAATGCCGCCGATGTAGTCCGGCAGGCCGTAGATATGCTGTTGCGGGTCATACATACGCAGAAAAACCACGTCTTCCGGCGGATAAATCAGCGGCTCACCCTGTTGCAGCACAGCAAACTCCCCCGTTTTACGACGACGCGTATACAACCCCGGCAAGGGTGCCAGGGCGATTACGTCACCCCAGCCATTGCGAATTTTTACGATCCCCACATCCCCGAAGGTAATAAAATCAAACACCGCGGCTTCAAGGTCATCACGGGATAACCCGCCGCCGATATAGTCAGCCAGCACCATGTTTTTACGTGAGTGGATGATGCCGCCGTGCTGGCCATTCAGGTTAATCAGCTGCGCCAGCGCCAGCCTGTCAATCGGCAGCGTAAAGTGATTGGCCTCGTTGTCATACCATACGTCGCAGTAATCCGTGCCGGTGGTCAGTACCGGTTCGGGCTTGCCGAAACGCAGGATACTCATCTTTTTGGCTGGCGCGTTTTTACCTTTACCGCGCGCGGCGGTGTATTTCTTCTTTTTCATGCTGCCTCTTTCCTGATCCGCCAGCGACTCCGCGGTTTGTTCTCGTAGTTAAGGGGTTCGTTATGCAGTGCATGGGCTATCGCCCAGAAGGATTCCGCGTGTCCGGTGTCCTGGCTGCGGTCTGCAACAAATGTCATTGCGCCACCGCTTTGCGTGGTGGTGCGGCGTATGGCCATAAAGCTGGCCGGGATCTCTTTCATGTCTTTATCCCATTCGATACGCTGGCTCTCCACCACATCAGCGGCTTTCAGGACCAGCTGGTCTTTGGTGTGACGGTCATAGCGGATAGCCACCGCCACACGCAGGGCAAAATGCTGAATATTTTCATAAACGCCCTGGCCGATGCCGGTCACGTCGATGCCCAGATAGGTGAAGTTGTATTTGTGAAACAACTCCTCGATCTGCTTTGCCTGCCAGCGAAAATTCATCCCCTTCCAGTTAAAGACGCGCAGCACCCGGTATCGCTCTGCGGCATACTCAGGCGGGGCGACAATCACAAAGCAGCTCAAATCACCGCTGCGGGCAGGGTCGAAACCGCCCCACACAGGGCGCTCGCCAAATGGCCGCGCTTTTCTGATATCGTGATCCTGCCAGGTGTCCGTTTCTACGCCGCAGGCCTCCAGGTCAGAAAACCGGAAAACGCTGTCTTTGCTGTCCACGAACACGCACATATAAAGCATGGAAAAGGTGGCGTCGTTGTAGCGGTTGCGCAGTTTCTCGATGCTGGCGAGGTTAAAGCCGCCCGCGATCGCATCTTCCATCGTGATGATGTAGCGCCACTGACCATCCGGGCAAAGACGGCCACCGTTGCGCATATCGTCAAAGGACGGAAAGACCGCCGCCGCGCGCTTTTTACTGCCCTGTTTCCATTCTTCGCCCGTCCAGAACGGATAGGCCTGGTGAGTTTTGGCCGATGGCGTTGAAAAGTAGGTGGTGCGCCACTTGTCATGCGTGGCCATCGCGCTGGCCACTTCGTTCAGCCTGGCGAAGTTGGGCACCCAGAAATATTCGTCACAGTACAGGTGCCCGCTGTATGACTGAGCGGTGTTTTTGTTCGTTGAGAGAAAACGCAGCTCTGCGCCGTTACCCAGGCGAATTGGGTTACCGGTGAGTGTTATCCCGAAATACTGCTCGGCGATGTTCACGATGTAGGAGCGGAACACCTCGGCCTGCGCTTTGGACGCGGACAAGAAAATTTGCGGATCGCCGGTCATTACCGCATTTTCAAAAGCCTCATAAGCAAAATACCAGGTCGCGCCGATCTGGCGGCTTTTGAGGATGTTCCTCACCTGCTGGCCGATGTTAAGCCGCAGGTGCTTCTGGTATTCAAAGAGGTGCTCATCTGCCCAGGCATCAAAATCGTCCTGCGTCAGGGATGAAACATCATTCTTTTTATATTTGCGTTTTTTGCGCGGCTCCCCGTCGCTGTCCTCCGGGGCGTTGTCGCGCGTCGTTCCCCGGTTTTCGGCCAGCTTCTCTTTATGCTTGTTGCCCTGCGCCCGCAGTTTGGTGGCATGCGCGATCAGCATGTCCATTTCTTTAAGTTCGGTGTTGCTTTTACCGTCACGCGCAGCAAGCAGCTGGTAACGGCGTTCAATCGCTTCCTCTGTGCTTTCGTGGCTCAGTAAGTCAGCCCAGCTGTATTTTTCCGCCCAGTAGTAAACGATCCGCGCATTCGGCAGATTTAATTCGGATGCAATTTCTTTTGGCGTGGCGCGACGCAAATATAATGCACGGGCAACGCCTCTTAATTCTTCTGAGTATTTAGCCATAGACTTAATTATGCCGCGCCTGAATACAAAAAACGGCGGGTGTTATTCGTAACCATTCCACTAAGGGCTGTTATCCGAACTCATAAGAATTAAGTGAGGTGAAGGGATTTACTTATTCCGTAATAATCGCCCTGCAATATCAGCGAGGCGAGAGGAAATAATGTCTCAACTGTTAACAGACTGGCTGTGTATTGCCACCGAAGGAGATACGGTTGACGGACGCCAGATTTATCGCGACTGGATTATTGATATGGGTGAAACCTATGACTTTAACCATTACAGCGCGAGACTCTGGCCAGAGCATGAGCGTGGGTGGGGGACATTCGGGGAAGTACGCGAAGTAATGTGGCAGGACGGAAATGATGGTCTTGCCCGGCTTTACGCAAAAATCAGCCCTGCCATGAACCTTATTCATGCTAATCGCGAAGACCAGCTGGTTTATTTCTCCATTGAACCCGAAGAGGACTGGCGCGGCACCGGGCGTACCTATCTCAAAGGGCTGGCGGTCACTGACTCACCCGCCAGCGTGGGCACTACACGATTACGCTTCTCTGAGCGTAATAAAAATAAATCGGGTTACTACGCGTTTTCAGTAACCACCAACGGAAACCTTAATAAGGTGATAAACATGAAGCCACAATGGCAAAAATTATTTGGTATCAAGCCACACTTTGAAGAAGAGCCGCAGGAAGAAGTACCGGCCGGCGACGATAAATTGCAGGCGCTTGCAGAAGCTGTTAACGCACTGGAAACGCGTGTTACAGCGATTGAAGAAAAACTTAATTCCACTGCGGAAGATGTTGATCAAATTGCTGAGGCTGTGGATACGCAGGAGTTTTCAACGCTGCTGGCGAACATTAAAGACGTGGTGAAAAATTTCAGCAAACTGGATAAACGCGTGACCGATCTGCCGCGCCGTCAGTTCGGCGATAAAAAAGATAAGCGCTTTAAATTTATCTGATCACCGTTTTCGCTAAAAGTCATTCGACTTTATTTAATAAATCGCGTCAACGCGAGGGAACCGTATGCAATTAAATAACCGTGCGCTGGATTATATTGATGCCTTTTCTGCCGGTCTGGCAGAACACTATGGCGTCACCAATCCATCCCGCGCATTCAAATTAACCGATCCGCAGGAAACAACCCTGCGCGCTGCGCTGCTGGAGTCTGTTGAATTCCTGAGCATGATCACCGTCGCCGATGTTGATCAACTGAGCGGCCAGGTCGTGTCTGTGGGGGCGTCTGCGCTTCATACCGGGCGCAAGGCTGAAGGTCGTTTTACCAAACGCGTTGGCGTTGACGGTAATGACTACAAACTGGTTGAAACGGACTCCTGCGCCGCGCTGCGCTGGGATTTGCTTTCCATGTGGGCAAACGCAGGCAGTGAGGGTGAGTTCTTCCAGATGGTTCAGACGTTCTCTAATCAGGCGTTTGCGCTGGATATGCTGCGTATCGGCTTTAACGGCAAGTCCGTCGCGGTGGACACCGACCCGGAGAAAAACCCGAACGGTGAGGACGTGAATATCGGCTGGCATGCCCGTATGAAAACCTTCAACGACGGCTTCCAGATCATGGACACGCCGATCACCCTGGACGACAAAGGTGATTATCGTTCGCTGGATGCCATGGCCTCTGATCTCATCAACGCCAAGATTCCGGCGCAGTTCCGCACCGATCCGCGTCTGGTCGTGCTGGTTGGCGCTGACCTTGTGGCCGCTGAGCAGTACCGGCTTTACCAGGCTGCTGACCGACCCACGGAAAAAATCGCCGCGCAGTTGCTGGGCAGCACCATCGCAGGCCGTCCGGCGATCATCCCGCCGTTTATGCCGGGTAAGCGCATGGTGGTAACGCCGCTGAGCAACCTGCATATCTACACCCAGCGCGGCACCCGCCAGCGTAAGGCGGAGTTTGTTGAAGACCGCAAGCAGTATGAAAACAAATACCTGCGCAACGAAGGCTATGCCGTCGAAGTGCCGGAGCTGTATGCGGCGATCGACGAAGAGGCTGTGACCATCGGCAAAGTGACCGAACCGGCTGAGGGCTGATAAATGGCACTTTCACCCGCACAGCAACACAGCCAGCGCCTCAATGCGGCGCAACAGTTAAAGCAGCGTAAGGCCATCGAGACGATGGAAAGCCTGCATATGCAGATCCAGATGCTGAATCAGGATGTGGCGTATGTGCGCGCGCTGCCGACCATTGCCGATCGCGAGGCGTACAAGCGTGATGAGCTTATTCCTCGCTGGAAACCGACCATTGAAGCCTATCTGAGTGGCGACAGCGCGTATGAAAACCCGGTCTTTGCCTGGTACGTGGTGTGGATGTTTGATGCGGGCGATCTGGACGAGGCCTTGCGCCTGGCCGATATCGCCATCGAACAGCAGCAATCGACCCCGGAGGGAATCAAAAGCCGCTTCCCTGTGTTTGTCGCCGATACGGTGATGGCGTGGGCGGAAGATACGGCGGCAGCGGGTGAAAGTGTGGAGCCCTATTTCTCGCAGGTCTTTGAAAAAGTCACGCAGCACTGGCGGCTGCATGAAGAAATCACCGCCAAATGGTTCAAGTTTGCCGGTCAGATGCTGCTGCGTGATGACAACGGTCAGCCACGCGCCACGGCAGTTGAGGATGTGGAAACGCTGGAAAAAGCCGATGCCCTGCTGGCCAGCGCTGAGCATCTTTACAAGCGCGTGGGCGTTACCACGCTGCGCGCCCAGATTGCCGCACGTATCCGCAGTCTGACAAAAGAATAACAACGACTACCGCAAGCCGGGCGGGCGCGGAGGAGGGCAAAACACAGCGGTGTTATGCGCCTTGGATGCCGGTCAGCCCGCCTTTTTCGGGGGAGCCATGTTTAGCGGAAAGCCGATCGACTATCAGGATGTGGCGTTAACCAATGACGGATTCTGGCCGGATCTGAATCTGGCCGATTTTCAGTCGCAGCGGGCGTTACCGCCTGATATGGACGCCAGCACCCTTGCCAGTGCGTTACTGGCGGCAGTGATGGAAGTGAATGCCGATCTGGCCACGGTGGAGGCAAAACACCGGGCGGCGGGGCATGAAAACGCCGCTGATGTGCCTGGCCCCGTCATGGATGGCCTTAACGGTCTTTGTGCGCAGTACACCAAAGCGGTGTTTGCCAGGGCAAAAGCCGATCTGCTGGGTGAGTTCGCCACGCTCGGGCGTCGTGAAACCCATCCGGGGCAGGAGAGCGACGAAACCCGCGCCGGGCTGATGGCTGAATCCTCAGTGACTATCCGGCATATGAAAGGCCTGAAACGTGCCGGGGTGCGCAAAGTATGAAAACACAGCTGGAGTCGCTTACCGCATTTTTTACGCAGAACGTGCCGGAGCGCGCGCGCCTGAGTTTCGACAGCCAGATTGACGGGATGCAGGTGATCTCAGCCGCGCGGGATTTAGGCGCAGGGCAGTACCGCCTTTCCGTGATGCGGTATAACGCGCTGCTGTCGTGGGAGCGCTTCCCGTTTCGCCTGGTTGCGCCGCAACTGCTGGTTGCGCTGCTTGAAGTCTGGATGGATGAACACGCCGCCCCGGTGATGGAAGAGCTGGGGATTGAAAACACGGAGGCCGACTGGGATGTGACGCTTGAGGATGAGGAGACCGCCACGGTGGTGCTGACCCTTCCCCTCGCGGATGAACTGGTTATCAGGCCGGATGCCGCAGGCCTTATCCCGTATCGCGGTGAACGCTGGTCACTGGTTGAGCCGGAGATCTGGACGGCGCTGAGTGCCACGGTTCACGGCGTGGATGAAGCGGGCGCGCCGGTGGGTGAGTCCTGATGTTTGCGGGCGGGGAGCTGAACCCGGATCAGCTGGCCGGACTGCAAAACGCGCTGGCCAGCCTTGATTTGCCGCCCCGCAAGCGTCAGCGGCTTTTATGGCGCCTGGCGAAATACGGCCTGATTGCCGCCGCCAAACGCAATGTGCGCAATCAACAGTCGCCCGATGGCAACGCATGGGCGGGGCGAAAGACAAAGCGCCGGGGCAAGATGCTGCGCAACCTGCCAAAGCTGCTGCATGTGCGGGAAATGCCGGAAATTGACGCCGTGCGCGTGTATTTGCAGGGCGGTGGCTACCGCAACGGGGCTTCGCCTGTTCCTGCCGGTGTGGTGGGGTACTCGCAGCAATACGGCATGTCCGTGCGGGTAAACCGCAGCGGGCAAAGAAGCCGGGCGGAGCCGGGTAAAAAAGCCACCATCGCCCAGGCCAAAAAGCTTCGGGCGCTGGGGTATGCAGTAAAGCGCGGTAAGCGGTGGAAAAAACCGACTTACCGGCAAATCACCGACACCCTGACTTACGCACAGGCGGGGGTAATTATCCGCAGGATGAGCGGCAGGGCGGTGAAGACAAGCTGGGTTATCAACGTCCCTGCCCGCGCATTTCTGGGCATGAATGATGATGAATTTAACAAGGCACTGGCGCGCCAGCTGCAAGCCATCGGCTTTGGCTGGGATGTGAACGCGCAGGACAGATAAGGGGTAAACATGACCTGGCCAAGTGTGGACGTAAACCAGGTAAACCAGTTGCAGGGCGAAGTGACGGAAGTCGAGCGCTGCGTACTGTTTATCGGCAGGGGTAAAAAGGGCACCGGCAAAACGCAGGCGGTAAATACCCAGACGGATTTTGATGCGTTGCTGGGCAGTGCAGCGAGTCCGCTGAAAAGCTATCTGATGGCGGCACGGGCAAACGCCGGGCAGAACTGGTGGGCATTCGTGCATGTGCTTGCCGATGACGCGGAGCCTGATGCCTGGGCAAAAGCCGTTCACGCGGCGCAGCTGGCGTGCTCCGTTGAAGGGGTGGTGCTGTGTGATGCCGTGAGCGACAAAGCCGCGATCAATCTGGCCGCCACGCTTCGCGCTGAGCTTATTGCAAAGTACGGGCGCTGGGTATGGTTTCTGCTGGCCGTGGAAGGTTTTCAGGCAAAAGAGACCCAGGCTGATTATCTGGCGCGGCTGTCAGCGCTTCAGGCAGGTATCGCAGAAAAGGCGGTTCAGCTGGTTCCGTGCCTGTGGGGCAACGAGCCGGGTGTGCTGGCCGGTCGGTTGTGTAACCGTGCTGTTACCGTCGCAGACAGCCCGGCGCGCGTGAAAACCGGGGCGCTGCTGAGTAGCGGCAGTGACGAAATGCCGGTGGACGGCGCGGGCGAAGCCATCACGGTGGCTACCCTCCAGGCGCTGGAGGCACAGCGTTTCAGTGTGCCGATGTGGTATCCCGACTATGACGGGCTTTACTGGTCAGACGGGCGGACGCTGGATGTTGAGGGCGGCGATTATCAGTCGATTGAGACGCTGCGTATTGCTGACAAGGTGGCGCGCCGTGTGCGACTGCTGGCCATCGGCAAAATTGGCGACCGTTCGCTTAACAGCACTCCGGCGAGCATTGCCGCGCACCAGTCCATTTTCGCCGCGCCGCTGCGTGAAATGTCCCGATCCGTACAAATCAACGGTGTGACGTTTCCGGGAGAGGTGAAACCGCCGCAGGATGGCGACGTGAAAATCGTCTGGAAAACCAAAAAACACGTCGACATTTACATTGTGGTGCGTCCGTATGAAGTACCGCTGCAGATCTCGATCAGTCTTGTGCTCGATCAGACCGTGGAGGCCAGCGCATGAGTAAGCGTATCAGTGGCATGTCATTTGATTTTCTGGTGAACGGTACGCAGGTGCATGCCGAGAAAATCACGCTCTCGATTACCGACAACACCGCCGCCACACAGACGCACGGTGTGCCGGATGGCTACGTTGACGGCGATGTGGCGGCAGAAGGTGAGCTGGAGCTGAGTATAAAGTATTTCGCCCTTATCAAAGGGCTGGCGCAGCAGGCCGGATCATGGCGTGGCATCCCGCCACAGGATTTTATGTTTTACGCCAGAGCCGGTGACGAAGAGGCCAAAGTGGAGGCCTTCGGCTGCAAGATGATCATGTCTGACATTCTGGATATCGATCCGAAGGGTGGGGCACTGGCAACGCGAAAAATCCCGTTCAAGGTGACTGACCCGCGTTTTATTAACATCGACGGCATCCCGTATCTGGAAGCGGAAGCCACGGCAAACCTTATCGGATAACGGAAAAAATGCAGGAACATGAAAAAAGTTTGTATTCGCTGCTGGCCATTGGCGCGCTGATCGCGATTGCCAAAGTGCTGGCCAGCAATGACCCCATCACGCCGCGTCTGTTTGTCAGTCGGGTCATCCTGGGGAGCCTGGTTTCCGTTGTGGCCGGTGCCATCCTGATTCAGATCCCCGATGCCAGCCCGCTGGCGATTCAGGGGCTGGGGGCAGGGCTCGGGATTGCCGGTTATCAGGCCGTTGAAATGTATCTCCGTCGCCGGGCGGGGAGCGAACAGGAAGAAAAACAATGACCCTGAGCGAAAAACAACAGCTGTTTACGGCGCTGATTGCTGACCTGATCCACTGGGCGCAGAGCAAGGGCTATCGCCTGACCTTTGGCGAGGCATACCGTACCCCGGAGCAGGCAGCGCTGAATGCGAAAAAGGGCAGCGGCATCAGTAACAGTCTGCATACCCAGCGTCTGGCGGTGGACTTTAACCTGTTTATCAACGGTGTGTACCAGACGCAGACCGAAGCATACCGCCCCCTGGGGGAATACTGGGAAAGCCTTGGCGGCTGCTGGGGCGGGCGCTTCAAATCTCGCCCGGACGGTAATCATTTCAGCCTTGAGCATAACGGGGTGCGCTGATGAGCAGGGCGGCAGTTGCGGTAATGGCGGGGCTGGCGCTGGCGTTTCTGGCGGGCTGGAAAGTGGCGACGTGGCACCGTGACAGCCTCGATCTGGCCGTGCAGAAAGCGGCCGCCGCTACCGGCAACGTGTTCCGGGGCATTGCCAGCGACTCCGCCCGCAGTCTTGAAGACAAGCTGGCGGCGCTTAAGGCCGATCAGCCTGATGAGATTCGCTATGAAATCGTTAAGCCGGTCTTTACTAACGTCTGTGTGTCTGATGAGTTTGTGCGGCTGTACAACGACGCCGCAGATCGCGCCGAACGTGTCCTATCAGGAAAACCTGAAAACAAAATGCCCGGAGAAACTGCCACGCCTTAACGGCGTAACCGGGGCATATATTGCCGGGGCATTACTGGATTACCAGAATTTATATACAACCTGTGCAGCGCGTCATAACACGCTGGTCGATGAAATTAATAAACGAGAGGCAATAGTAAATGGAAAAGATTGAATTAATGATTGGCGGCGTTGAGCTGGTATTTACGCCTAATACCACGGCATACAATAAATTCATCAACGAAATGTCGATGGATAATAAAGTCGCCCCGGCGGTGAATTATCTGAACCGTATTGTCGCGGCGGAAAGTAAAGAAGCGCTGGCGGATATTGTGAAACGTCCGGGCGCGGCGCTCCAGCTGGTTGGTAAAATTAATGAGATTTACGCACCTGAGCTGGAAATCGAAGTAAAAAACTAACGCAGCGGGTTCAGGCGATTGAATCAAATGGACTCTCGCAATATTTAATTTTACGCCGCCATTATCTCCCCCACGGGGAGGACACTGTTGATGATATTGCTGCCGCCATCTGGCTGGATAACCGCCACTGGGAATTTATGTCTGCGGCGGTGGGCAATGGCATCGGAAAGGCGTTTAAAGGCTCCTGATGAATGAACTGGATTTTGAATTAAGGCTCATCGACAGATTAACGCGCCCGCTAAGGCAGGCGCAGCGATCGGTAACGGCTTTTGCCGATAAGTCTAAGGACGCCTTTAACCGCATCGGCATGGGCGCACTGGCGATGTGGGGCGTGGCGCAGACCATTAAGGGGGCGCTGAGTCCTGCTATTGAAATGTATGACGCGCTTCAGGAGGCATCGGCACGGGGCGTGGACGACAAAGCGCTGAAAACCGTCAGCCGTGATGCCACGCTTTTCAGCATGAAATACGGTGCCAGCGCGGTGGAGTTTGTGAATTCCACGGCAGAAATTAACGGCGCGATTGCCGGGCTGACCTCAACGGAGCTGCCGAAGGTGACGAAAGTTGCCAACACGCTGGCCTTTGCGATGAAAGCCACCTCCGCCGAGACCGCTGAATTTATGGGGCAGATGTTCGGTAATTTCCGCAGTGATGCCGAGCGCCTGGGCAAAGTGCAGTTCGCCGAGCAGCTGGCGGGCAAAATGGCCTTTATGCGCCAGCAGTTTGGCGTTGAACTGGGCACGGTCAAAGACCTGATCGAAGGCGCGCGCGGCGTCGGGACGAACTTCAATATCGGCCTCGATGAGCAGCTGGCCGTGCTGGGGCAACTGAGCCGGACGCTGGGCACCGAGGCCAGCGGGGCTTATGAGAGCTTTATCACCGGGGCAGTGGACGGGGCGAAAAAGCTGGGGTTGTCGTTTGAGGATGCCAACGGCAATCTCCTGTCCATGCCCGCCATGCTGGAAAAATTACAGGGCAAATACGGCAAGAGCCTCGAAGGGAACCTGAAAGCACAGAAAGAGCTGGATGATGCCTTTGGTGACAGTTCGGCCGTGGTGAAACAGCTTTACGGCAACGTGGCGCTGATGCAGCGCAACATCACCGAGCTGGGCGGATCGGACGGGCTGAAGCGTACCCAGGAGATGGCCGCGAAGATGGTTAAACCGTGGGATCGCTTTATGGCCATCCTTACCGCGATCCAGACCGTTATTGGCCTGACGCTGATCCCGGTTCTCTATCCGCTGCTGAACCGTCTGGCGGATATGGGCGCGACGTTCGCCAAATGGATGGAGATGTTTCCTAATATCGCGCGCGTGGTGGGGTATGCCGCGCTGGCCATCATGAGCCTGGCCGGTGCCGGGGCGCTGGCCAATATCGTTATGGGCGTGTCGTTTTTTATCATGAGCGGCCTGCGGGGCATTATGTCCGCTGTTATGGCGGTCACGAAAGTACATATCGCCGTCATGTGGCTTGTCCGGGGCGCAACTGCGGCTTACGCCGCCACACTCTCTGCGCTGCGTGGAGTGCTGCTGGCGGTTCGTATTGCGTCGGTGCTGACCGGTGTGGCCATCAACTTTATGAGCTGGCCTATTCTGCTGATTATCGGTGCGATTGCCCTGCTGGCCATCGGTTGTTACATGCTGATTAAGCACTGGGACGACGTGAAAGCGGCAGTGATGAACACCACGGCGTTTAAGCTGGTTGAGAGATATATTTCGTGGCTGGCCGAAGTCTTTACGGGCGCATGGGAATACATCAGCGAAGGATGGAATAAATTCACGGCCTTACTGTCCGGTTTTTCCCCGTTAGCGTCGCTGGGGAATATGGCCTCCGGCATTATGGGGTTGTTCGATAATATCTGGAACACGATTAAAGGCGGGTTTCTTAAGTCGTGGAACTGGATAGTTGAAAAACTAAATAAAATTCCCGGTGTTGATATTTCGCTTGCGGCGGAAACGGCAATTAATACTGTGCCGGTGAGTGCGCAGGAAATACCTGTGCCGACAGTGACGCAAAATACATTATCCACCGGCGGGCGCTTAACCGATATTGATAAAGGCTGCATCAGCAAAACCATTTCCGCTAATACCAGTACCGTGACAGACCGCAGCCAGAAAATCGGCACCCTGAATATTAATACCCAGCAACCGCTGACGCCGGGACAGCTTGCGGAATGGCAGGAGCTACATGCATGAGTGACCTTTTATATATTGATTTACTGATTAATGGCCGGGACTTTGTTTTAAATCCGGGGAATGAGCCGACACTCTGCAATAACAGTAAAAGCATCGGGCAGGACATTGTTCACGCCATTTTAGAAAGCGGTCTGGCGACTGAGCTTATCGCCGAGCGCAGCCCGACCCTGCGCGGCGACATTCTTACGCGTCTGGAGCTGCTGATCGAAAGTGATGAGCGTATAGAGCCGGGAACGGTGGTCATCACAGAGGAAAACCTTAAGCGCCTCTGGATCACAGCGGGGACGTGGGAGTTCGGGGCAATTTCTACCAGGGTGGAGCTATGACAAATAAGCCGCAGGTTGATTTTGAAGAGGTGGTGAAGCAGTCCGGCATGCCGGTGACGGCTGAGGCGCTGCGCACCCGCTTTAACCATATCGTCGCCGACGAGGGCATTATCACCAATACCTCGCGCATGTCCCCGTTCTGGCGGTTAATCACCGCCATTGTGACCACGCCGGTGCTGTGGCTTAAGGATGTGCTGGTAAATACGGTGCTGGCCAGCATGTTTGTGGCCACTGCATCAGGGGAAATGCTGCGGCTGCTCGCCTGGGCGGTGAATGTCACGCCAAAACCCGCCAGCGCTGCGCTGGGGATGATCCGCTTTTATAAAACGGATGCCATGGCGGTTGTCACGGTGAAGGCGGGAACGCTTATCCAGACCGAGCGCATTAACGGCGTGATTTACGTGCTGGCCACGCTGGACGATTTCACCATCACGGCCGACAAGCCCGCTGCGCTTATCCCGGTGAAAGCCAGTGCGCCGGGCGGTGCCTATAACCTTGCGCCGGGGTATTACCGTATTCTGCCGGTGGCCGTGGACGGTATCAGCCACGCGGTCAACGAAGAGGACTGGCTGACGACGCCGGGCGCGGATGAAGAGAGTGATGATGAGCTGCGCGAGCGCTGCCGCAACCAGTTCAATCTGGTCGGTAATTATCACACTGAC